ACCATAAGTGAAAGCTAAGAAGCCATCACAAGCTCCTGACGCTCCGTACAATGAATACAGTCCTTCCCTACTATCTTGCTGATGTTCACCCAGCTTACCAATCTGTTTAGGTACTTTAGTCCATGTCGTAGTAGATATACCTGTAAGTGTCTTAGTACCATGATCGTGTATAGGATTGTAGTCTCCTTCATAACTATGTACTGACCATAGTTCGTCTATATCAACTATTTTATTGTTAAAATAATGTCCTGTTGTATTACCAAAGGCTTGTAAATAAAACACTCCCATAGTCGTAATAAATTTATAATAGTCTTCTAATAGTTTATCGTTATGGTCCATTAATAACTGTTCACCTTGATGTATCTGTCCAACCAGAGTATGTGATAAAGACTTTCTATCTTTATCTTTTTTATAAACATTTAGATAAGTATTCAAATCTTTTATTATCTTCTTCGGTAACTGACATTCCATCATAATAACAGCAGGTAAATTATGTACCTGTAATTTTAATTCTTCTGCATTAAATTCCATACTAACCTTCACAACTTAAACATTCAACATCTTCTAACTTAACTCTAGGTATTTTTATATTTACATTCTCAACAGCCCTAGCTGCATCTGATCTAAAGTAATACAAAGATTTAAGTTTGTTCATAGCGTACCAATGTACATCATTGACATACTGTAGGTAATCATCATGCACTTCCTGTGGCTCAGTAGCTTTAGGCATGGTAAAGAATAGATTAACACTTTGACTCTGACAAATATATTCTTGTCGCATGTGTGCATGTTCCACTAGGTATATCTGATTGATCTCTGGAGCAGTTTTAAATATCTCCTTCTCATCATCATCCAGGATAGTTAGGTGTTGCACAGAACCATTAGCACCTGTTATATCTTTCCATACCTTTTCCCTTTCTTCTACGTTGAGTCCTTTTTTCTTCAGTAACTTTTCTAAGTATTTGTTTTTGACTTGGTAGCTGCCTGAGAGCGTCTTGTGCGTAAACGAGTTAGCACGAAATGGTTCAATACTAGGGGAAGTTCCACCACATATAATACTACTACTGGCATTAGGAGCGATAGCCAACAAATGAGCATTACGCTGATTGCTACCATGTACATCAGGAGCTTCGCCACGTTCTTCGCCAAGTCTCTTGGTAGCTTTCGTAGCTTTTCTTTTGATGTGCGAAAACATGACATGGTTATTACTAGTTGACTGTAGGCCTTGGAACGGAAGTTTTTTATTTTGGAGATAAGCATGAAAGCCCATCGCTCCAAGCCCCAACGACCTCTCTCGGTAAGCCGAATAAGCAGCTTTGACCATTCCTTCTTTTTCTTTTCTAACATAATTTTTAAACCTCTTAAAGTTTGCATTGTATCCACCTAATCCTGAAGTATCTACAATCGCTTCGATAAAATGTTCTAACACATTATCAAGCATAGTTATTAAATCGTCTATGAATCGTTCCTTCTTCTTCCACTTGTCAAAATGTTCTAAGTTGACACTGGATAAACAACACACAGCAGTTCGTTCTTCATTAGTAGGTAATACTATTTCAGAACATAAGTTACTTTGATTAATTTTTAAGCCTAAATCTTTTTGTTCTTGTGGTAAGGATTCATTACACCTATCAATGTTAATCATGTAGGGTTCACCTGTCTCGGCTCTAGCATTTAATAATTGCCACCACAAATCTCTAGCACTAATAGTCTTGATAGCTTCTCCTGACTTAGGATCAATCAATCGCCACTCTTCGCCTGTACGGACAGCCGTTAAAAATTCATCAGTTATATTAACTGCATTGTGAATATTTAAACACTTCCTATTTATATCACCACCAGATTCCCTACGCATGTTGATAAACTCTTCAATCTCTGGATGGTCTATATCTGAGTAAGCTGCATAGCTTCCTCTCCTGGTGATGCCTTGATTAAAGGCTAACATCTCTGAATCTACTACGTGCATGAACGGAATTGATCCAGTAGAACGACTACCGTGCCTAGTTGCAATACCATTACTGCGAACATCTCCCCAATATCCACCGATACCTCCACCTGAACTTGCCAACCATATGTTCTCATCATAATGATCAGATAACCCACGCCTACTATCAGGAACGTAATTGAGAAAGCAGCTAATAGGTAAGCCACGAGTCGTTCCTCCGTTAGAAAGTATAGGGGTACTAAACATAAACCAACAATCGGAACTGTACGCATAAAGTCTTTGGGCAAGATCAAAATCAGTTTCTCCTTTATACGTTGCTCCAAATACACTAGCCCTTGCAAAAGCTTCTTGAGCATGACTTTCTTTCTCCCATAAATATCTATCTTTTAATGTATCTAAACTAAACTTATCTAGCTTAGACTCCTTATCATAATTAATTTCAATACCTAAGTATGATTTGTTTCCTACTTTATCAATCAACATTTCCAATCTCCCTATCGTGTACATACAATGCTATGATGGTGTAATGTAAAATCTTTAATAGATCACTACGAGAATAACCATTCTTCAATCCATATCGTTTAGCATATTTAAAAATATTTCCCAAACAAAAACCTAACCCATGACCTGCATCAATAATAACATCAGTTGCTTGATACTTATTCTGAGCATAGTGCTCCTCATAAGTTGCATCAATATACTCCTGAGATTCAATTAAGTATTCGTCTTCTTTAAATTTATATTCCATTGTTCTCCTTAATGTATCTGTATATCTTTTGGTATTCCAGTTGCACGATATTCTAATTCATCATCAGCTAACTCCATCAACTTCATAATAACATCAGTGTCTACATCTTCTAATTTATTCCCTGCAAAAATAAAACTACCAGTAACTAGTATAAGTTCTTCTAATCCTATTTCATGGAGAGGTTTTTCTTCAGGCATTTTCTATTTCCTGTACTGTAATATCTTCAATAGTCTTCTTGTTCTTTCTAATAATTCTTTTAATTCTTTGTTGAAACCAACGAGGAGTATAAGCAGATAGATGAATACTGCGATTAGCAAAGAAGTGAGTCTGCTCTGGCATGTATGTATCCATGTTCTTAGAGTTAAGTTTCTTAGCTTCTTCATCGGTCAACATAGTCTTTAACCACTCAAACACCAGTTGATTTGCGTGTCTTCTTATTCGCTTTGCTTTTCTTGAATGCATGTGTAATTTCCTGTACTTTAGGTTGCTTAACAACCCTTGTTAAATATGATAGACCTTTAGCATATTGAAACACTCTAAGTCCTTTACCATTATTAGAATCTTTATGACACTCTATCTTATGTCTGCAATACATACATCCTCTAGGTAGTTTCATGTTACCAGAAACACCATCAGGTATGGGTTGATAACATAATTCAGGTGGTGTGTCGTCTTTTAAAGACTTCTTGACCTTACTTATTTTACTCTCTATGTTAGGTTTGTCAAGTTCTTCTGGAAGATAAAGTGCTAACTCTCCGCTTTCTTTATTCATAGCTAAGAAACCACCACCAGAAGTACCATGACCTGCTTCATATCCTGCCAGTTGAGCAAGATAACCAAAGGTATCGTCTTCTCTTAGTGTTCCATCCCTGAATTTCTTAAAGGCAAAACCAGAGGCAGTCTTAATATCTATTACTTCTCCATCAATAACACAATCCATGTGTCCTTGTACTCCCTCAACCTTTACTTCTTTCTGTTCATCAGATACCTTATGTCCTGCTAGTTTAACTAATAGAAGTATAACTTCTTCAAGCATGTGTCCGTAAAGAAACTTAATGAAGGTAGCAGGTGGCATTGGTTGTGCTTGTGCTTCCGTCTTCATGTCAAACCAAAGCTGTCTATTAGGTCTACCTATGTTAGACATCCTTAAAGTTTCCTTGTCTCTAGCTCTAGGACTAGACCAATGACGTAGTACCTCTTTCATGTCCTCACCAAACTGATCTATCACTTCATCAGATAGGTTAAGTGATTTACCCTCGCCAAGTCCTGACAACTTTTTATAGATGTCATCTACTAGTGTGTTTAGTTTTTTAGTTACCATAAGTTATCCCTCTTTCATTATACAACT